ATGACGTCCTGCAAATTGATCAAAGTACTCATAACGTAAACCACCCGTCATGATAAAGTTATCTGTAAAGTAGGCGGTATCTTGAATATAAATACCAACAGTTTTGAGATAGTTATATTGATAGGCGTTGCCGTTACCATTTTTATGTTCCGCAACAGGGCTGGTATAGTTTGGATTATCAATATTGATATCAGAATTCATGATGCCTTGGTTATAAATAGGACCAAGATCACGAATATTACGCATTGCATCAATACCGGCTACAAAGCGGTTAGCGATATCACCAATACCAAATTCACCAACGATATTTAATGTACCGCTATGAACGCGTTGATTGCCTTGTTGCTGTTCAATTGCACGGCGGGCTGTACGTGTTTTAACGTTAACATTTGTAATACGAGCTTGATCGTAGAAATATTTGTAACGAGCGTAGCTATAACCCGCATTTAATTTCCAACCATCACTTAATTTGTGCTCAATTTTGAAATCAATGTTATCGGTTTTTGCGGTTGTTTCATTATTTGGTTCATCTAAACGACGCGATACAGGAATATCCGGTAATGCATTAGTTGCCGTTAAAAGATTTGTACCACGATCAAATGAAAGAGAGGGAGCGTAAGTCGTGTTTTTCACTTTGCCAAAATTACGCCAGTAGTCTTTTTCTTGTTTATCATAGATAAAGCGGTAAGCGAAACCATTTCCTAAACCACCAGTAAAATCTAATTGCGTTCCCCACAGGCTATGATTACCTAAGGTTCCACCAACGACATAACGTGGCGTTTGTTGCGGTTTTTTAGTAATGATATTAACCACACCACCTGGATCTTGAATACCATAAAGTACAGATGCAGGTCCTTTTAAAACTTCAACGGTTTCAGTTGTCGCGCTAAAGTTTTTAGCTGGGCCAGCTTGTAAACCGTTACGCATAATTGAATTGTCACGGTTTCCACCAAAACCACGTTTTTGAATGGAGTCAAACATACCACCTAACGTATTCGCTTGGCTCACACCACTGACGTTATAAAGCGCATCAATGAGTGATTCAGGTTTGCGATCTTCTAATAGTTTAGTTGAAAGAATATTTACTGTGTTTGGCGTGTCGAATACAGGTACTTCAGCTTTTGATACAACTGATGTCCCTGTCGTTTGATAACCATTTTGCTTAATACCCGTATCTTGAACGTTAATTTGCTCAAGCGTCTCGGTGTTTGTATCTACGGTCTGCTCAGTTTCTGCAAACGTAGAAATGGAAAAACTGGTTAAAAGTGCGGTTGAAATAAGGCTTAATTTAAAATTCATAATCGCTTCCCAATAGATAATAAAAGAGCCCAAAGTATAGCGAAAACGTTTACGCTGATCAATGCAAATTATTTTCATTTGCTTATGCAATTTATTCAGAAAATATTCATTCAAATTAGGTAGGGGATAAAAAGAAAAAATCCCAAGCTAAAAAAAGCTTGGGATTTCGATATAGATACTAGTTTTAATCAGATATTGCTAATGTCCTATGTGGCAACTTAATACTATCACTGTATATTATAACTTCAGTTGCTTTCATTTTTTTGCTAGCTGAATAATTCAATATATACTCTTCTTGTCGGTATTGTTGATAAATATCCCTAATATTTTGATTGTTATCATAAGATACAACCCAAGGGGTTTTAACTTTCACTAGCTTTTCTTTTATTGATTTATGATCTTGGTGATTGTAGAAATTACGATACAGTCCTTGTCCTTTTTCATAGTAAGGCGGGTCAAGGTAAATTAATGAGTTAGATGGTATAAGGTTATCTATCTCTAACAACCATTTTTCAGTATCCTGATTATATACATGAATTTTATTATTCATAGAACCAATTTTTTGGATTCGTTTGATTAGTGCTTCTTTGTTAAATCGGCAGTCTAATTTATAATTACCCGATTGTTGTAATCCTCCTATTACGCCACCTTTTAATATGCCGGAGCGATTGGTGCGGTTTAGGAAGAACGCCGCGAAACCACGTTCTATAGGAGAAATATCATCTTGTTTAAGAATTTCTTTTTGTTTGTGCCATTCCTCAATGGTTACATCAGTTTTTGATACTAATCTGATAAAATCTTCTGTTTCCTCAGTGATTGATTTCCAAAAGTGATAAATGGCCAAATCTAGATCATTGATGTGAATATCTGTACAGACACCACTAAAAAGCAAATCTAAAGCAATGCCAGCTCCACCAGCATATGGTTCTACATAGTGCCCGTGTAGGTCATTATTTTCAATAATTGATTTTATTGTTGGGGCAAATTTAGCTTTACCTCCTGGATATCTTAATGGAGTATGATACATAATAAGAGCCTATTATTAATACATGCTCATCATTATAATTCTTTAATTTGTATTTGGCCAGTGGATTTTTTTCCACATTGCAATAATAAATGAACGAAGGTTGTTATGTGCGCTAATAATTTGTGCTGAGCAAATATTGTGCGCATAATTGTGTAGTACGCCATGTAATAAATTCAACGTGCCGGAACCATCTTTTTTGGGTGTGCATTCATTGATTAGAGCTAATAACTCCTTATTCTCTATATGATGAGTTTTCTCAAAATACTGCGCAATACCAAGAATTTTTTCTCTGAGTTTTGATTTCTCGTCAATTTTTTGTGAATTGGAGCCCTCGTGAAACTGTATAGAGTTTCCAGATTTTAATAGAAAATAGTCGCAACTTTGCTCAATTAGAGCACGTAGTAATGCTGCTGTTGCGTAGGGGTGCTTTTCTATATCCATGGTATTAATTTCAGAATAAATTGATTGAATTTTACTTACTGGGATCTCTAACTCATAATCAATTAATTGTGCTGATTTACTTTTAGTTGTCTTAGTAGTTCTTTTTTGCGTAGTATTTTGGGGTGAAATGGCGCTGCTTGTAGTTGTTGTAGATGATATACCTGGAATTAACTCAATATCTTTATCTAACCGGTTGCTTGGAATTTTCCCAATATTTTTTAGGTGTTGAATATAGTCTAGTCGATTCTTTTTATTTGAGCGGGAGCCTATATTGTAATTTGGATCATCAAAATCATTAAAATATTGGGTAATGATCGCAGTGAATTCTTCTTTTGTAATATTAATGAGAATGTTGCGTTCTGTGACACCGGTGGTAATACCGAAAGCATGTCTTACCTCTGGAGTGCTTAACATACGTGTTATTGTCGTAATTACTTTCTGAGATTTCTCAGGAGAAATTAAATTATTCTCTAATGAAAAATCAAGAATCGTCAGTGCCGCGGCATGATCCGGTCTTCCATCAACGCTTTGATCAAATCGAGTTTTTTGTTCAGGGCTCCAAGGTTTTCTTGATGTATTTGAGCTAGCTGTATGCAAAGTAGATAACCAAGGTTGTGCTTCATCCCTATTTGGAAATACATGAACAGGAATTTTTGTGATTTGATTTTTTACTTTTCCTTGTAGAGTTGTAAAATATTTTTGGTATTTTTTAGGTGCCAAACACGGTTTATCTAATAGCTTTAAAGCACAAACTCGACGATTACCTTCGACTACTAATTTTTTGTTGTCTTCAGTAATAATCCCAACAAGATCTAATGGGTTCGTCATTCCTTTTTCTGCAATATCTTTTGCAAGCTCTTTTACCTTTTCATTTTCAATGAGATAACTAATAATTTCTTTTTGATTTTCAATTGGGATATGTCTTGGGTTTTTAGGGTCCAAATATAATCTTCTAATACTTACATTTGCCATATTTTCTCCTTAGGTCTTGGTTAGTTATTACAGTTCAATAACATACAGTGTTGGTCTGTAATAGTTATATCTAGAGTATTTCAATCTTATCTTTTATTACTCCAATGATGATCTGAATTTTTTGTTATAGTTTACTAGTATAGAGAAAAAATAAAATTGTTTGTAAAGAATTAACGTCAAGAACTATACAAAAATAGCTAAAAGTTGGCAATCTTTCCGTTTTAAAGATTAAGTAAAATCCTAAAGAAAAAATGTTTAACTCATTGATTTTTAAATTAAATATAGGCAATGAAAAAGCCAGTAGAAATTTACTGGCTTTGATAGATGGTGCGACTAGCTTGCACCTTATTTGATAGGAATAACAAATAGATAGGTATATCTTGGCGTAATTTTGGCGTAGTGATGAAAATCTATTATTGGCGTTTAGTGTGTCGTTTTACCCACTTTACCACTTCGCCAGCAACATATCGAGGACGTTCATTTTCGTCTAAAAAGTATCTAGATTGAGGAAAGTCGCCTTTCGTAACAATGTATTTTACTGTGAAAGTATAGGACTTGTTAAGATATAAGGCGATTTCTTCAATAGTCATTAGATTTTGGCTGTTTTCCGTATAAGAGGCAAAGGCTGCCATCTTAGTTGCGTTCACAATCTCTTTTTCTGCCTTTTCTGATAGTTGTATTTTATCCATAAAAGCTCCAATAAAAAAAACGCCATTTCTGACGGTTTACTAATGATTAATTGTTGTTAGCCAATTTCTAGCACGCCATTACTCTCTGCTTGGTCTAAAAATTCGTAAACGATTTTTATTGCTTGCTCAACCTGTTTGACTTGTTCTGCATCAGCCAGTAATTCGCTTGGTTTGATGTAGCCGCCATTAGTTAGGTCGTAATAAGGATCAGTTGAGTAAATAGCTTCTTCTATGGCTTTAAAGTTAAATTTCATTTAACACCTCTTCTTTTGTTGTTGGAAATAAAAAACCGCCCATAAAGAGCGGTTATAGTGATTATTTTAGTTAGCCGATAAACGATATAGCAAATGTTCAAAATCGGCTCTATGGGCTTGTTTAAGCGGTTCTATGAGCTTTCTCGCTAGTGGTAACGATTTGTCATAGTAACGCTTGTATTCTGTGTGATGTCCGTAAACTGTCGGACTATATGACGAACCAATTACTTCTAACGGTTTAACCAGTTTTCCTAATAACCAATTCATCTGACCGTGCGAGAATAACAATAGGGTAAGATTTGAGATTTCTTCTTTTGTTAAATCGAAAGTAAATCTTTCTTCTGCTGGTGGAAGTGTAATAGGTTGTAAGCTCATAATGAACGCCATCGCATTTCCGAATTGGCTTTGTGGTAGTTGGTCGTATTTGGCAACCTTGAACGCTTGTTTTAACTGACGATAAATCTCTTGCCAGTGTAAACCCGTTCTATGGTGTGCTTGTTGTACCGCAGATTGGATCGCCTGTTGCTGTTCTGGTGTAATTGTGTTTGGCAAAAGTGCGGTCGATTTCTTGTGAAGATTTAAGAACGCACGCAATACGATTAAATGGAATTTAGGACTAATCCACATCGCATAGGCAAGCATTAATTCTTCACAAGCATAAGTGCTTGGATTTTTACCGCCACGAACCGTTTTTACTACCGAAGTAGGAATTCCTACTTTGCCCTCAATCTCTATTTCAGAGATTAATTCTTTGGTTTGTTGGTTTGATAAAAATAATACTGGCTTGTGCTTTTGCTCACCGCCACTTGCTCGATGAAGATCTGTTAGTGAGTAAAGATTGTCAGATTGACGAATTGAATTATTAAGAATTGTTAAGTTTGACATTTTATGCCCCTAGTTGTTTGTTTATGTAACGAACAACCTTAGTAGGGTTGTTCGGGCTTCAACTACTGCAACTAGACAGCGGAGCTTATTTCCTTTCGGTGTTTTATTAGGCTCTCTCAACCCGAACATTGAAAATGACCATATCTGGCCATTTAAAATTTAGGCATAAAAAAACCGCTATGCTTTCGGGTGCGGATTGCCGCTAGTTGTTTGTAGTGCGGTTATCTTAATCCGAAGTATAAGCGGTGTCAATGTAAATCAATTCTTTTCAATATCTTATCCAGTCACCCAACAAAACGCTTTCCACGCTACGCCAAAGAATAATCCTATCCAAGCTCCAGCAACAGCAAGAACAAAAGAGCCTGTAAGTATATATAACAGCCATTCTTTAAATACTTTCATATTTACTCCATCATACTCTTCATAAAATCAAGCCATTTTTGAGCATCTTCTCTTGTGCGATAGCATTGAGCATTTTCGGCCATTCCAACATCGCTATCGTCATCTTCATCATAGCATCTGACGATGCTAATCCCATCTTCATTAATATAATAATATTTATCGCCACTTTTAGGCTTAAACGGCTTAGGTAAATCTTTAGGGTTAATTGGCTCTTCCCACATTCCGATAATATCAAATTCATCAACGAAATTACTTATCCAAGAGCCATCAGAAGTCCAAGCTCCGTGATATAGAAACTTATCTTGGTTATCAATATCAGATACAAAACCAATCAAAACCTCTTCATTAAGTCGAATATCTTTAAAATAATTTCTAGCATCATTCAAAATTATTGCCTTATTCCCATTTCTTAACATTACAGGCTCGCCATTTAAAGCCGCATCTAAGTTAAATTTTTTCATTTCACCCCCCTATTAAAATGTATCTCTAAGAGCCTGCAATGCACTTTCCGCATTATTGTATTTTTCGATGGCATCACCTTTAGAATTTGTCATCATTTCTATTCTTTGGCCTGGGATATTTAGATGCACTTCGTAATCATCATTAAATTGCCATAACTCGAGTGTGATACTTTCAAATTTGCTAATTTGTAAACATTTGTTCATGATTTGAGCCCTCTAAAACAAAAGGCGCTCACTTGGAACGCCTATTGGATTTGTTAAATATTGATTTACTGCTTTGTATATATCCACTATTAATTCGAGTGGAATGTTAGATCTGAAATTGTACGAATGATCCAAGTGTTTCATTCTAATTTCACTCTTCTTTTTGTGATTATGCCGTAAAGGTAATTTGATATTGCTTTTAAATTTCGTTGCTTTCTTGTGAGGAAAGCCATAGCAATGATAGTGAGCTAAGTTATCAAACGGAATTTTAAAATTTAAAATATCGTCTATGTAATACCAAATCTTGCTACTTGCTGGATTTTCTATTACATAAACTTTCGGATTGTAACGTTTGATAATTTCTATTGTATTGTAAATACAAAGTTCACCATTAATGCGGTTCAAAAAAGAGCGGTCATATTTGAATTGGACGTGCGGTAAATCATAATCCGCACGACTTCTTACTGTGAATTTTGATAACTCACGATTTACTGCGCCAGTTTCCTGTTTCCAACTTGCATTTCCTCCCCACATCGCACTTGCAACCGACCAACTCTCACAAGGCGGACTAGCTATAATCAAATCAGGTTTAGGCAGTTTATCAAGCTCATCGAATAGCTTGTTATCTCCAAACATACGACTGTAATCAGCTAAATTAAGATTAATAAAATGGTTATTTTTACTCTCAATATCTATGCCGATAGGGTATATTTCGATTGACTGATTAGCTGACTGATTAAATAGCTCTGCACCTTGCGTATAGCAACCATTGCCACTATCGAATAATGCCCAAACAATCATATCAATCACCCGATTTATGGTTTGCCTTTGCCATATTAACAACTGGCAACATATCAACCAGTGGTCGCTGCAAACTAGCTTGGTGCTGATTATGGATATTATCTTCAGCCCATTGCAGAAAATCTTTTACATCAGCTTTTTTTCTTCCATCGAGCGATATATAGCACTTAGATAGTCTAATTAACTCATTCCTAGTTCCGCTATTAAGCAAAACCCAATACCTTTTAACATTTTCAATAGATAGATCTGCTCGCTCATCGGTTGTTGGCATTAAGTTGTACTTAAAAGAATCTTCAAAAATATCCTTAAAAAACGAATAAGGAATACTCACATTAATCTCATTCATTTCTATACCTTGTTCTTATCTGTGTAATTTACTAACTCACGGATTTTCTCACGCACAAGCTCAAGAGCCTTTTCTAAACTCCGTTCTTTTTCGTGTAATTCCGCTAATTCGTGTTCTGCGTGTTCTTTGTTCATAATTCACCTAAAAGAAAACCGCCTTATTTGGCGGTCTCAATCATTTTTAAAATACGTTCTGGAGTTTCCTTTACTACCACATTATGCTCGTCAGAAAACTCAACAATTGAGCCGTCATCGTGATCTGATGTTACAGTTCTAATTAAATCTACATTTACAATTAAATCACCGTCACCAGCTCTAAAATTTGTCAATTTAATAAATTTACTCATAACCAACTCCTAGAATGGAATGTTATCGTCAAAGCTATCACCTTGTTCATCCATCGCATTTGATAGATTTAGCTTAGCTTTGCTTGATTTCGCTTGTTTCGGCTAATCTTGGCGACCGCCTAACATCTGTAAGTTATCGCCTTGAATTTCGGTAGTGTAACGGTCTTGTCCGTTGCTATCTTGCCATTTGCGTGTTTTTAATCGCCCCTCAATGTAAACTTGAGAGCCTTTGGTAAGATATTGGCCTGCGATTTCTGCTAATCTTCGGTATAGGACAATTCGATGCCATTCAACAGCTTCTTTTCGTTCACCTGTGTTTTTGTCTTTCCAGCTTTCAGAAGTTGCCACTGTAATGTTCGCAACCTGTTCACCGTTTGGCATTGTGCGGATTTCTGGGTCATTGCCTAAGTGACCAATGATGATTACTCGATTTACTCCTGCCATTTTGTTTTGTCCTTATATTAAATTTAATAAAAAGTCGTTGTACATTAAGTTATATTCATCAATCAAATCGTGAAGATTGTTTTCTTTTAGCCAGTTGATAGACTTGTCGTAAAGTTTTTCTTCTTCGATTTGCTCTTTTGTTTTGTTAAGTAATCTCTTTCTCAAATTCTCAACATCTTGGTGATATTGTTCACGAGGAATAGAATTCACATTCTGCTGGGTTGATTTTTGAGAGGGTTCTTGTGATTTTGTCTTTGGGGTTTCTTCGCTTACCGGTAAATCTTCACCTGCGTAAATGTAATGCCCAAGCCCACACATTGCGATTGTTTTCGCAAGGCATCGCATAATCGCCTTATTAATATCCGTAGCGGTTGGATTTTTAATAGCTCTATTTAAGTGATCCATTACCGGCAACCACATAAAACGACTAAACTGCTCATCACCGTCTTTGATTGTTAGCGTTACAGATACCATTACAGAGTCATCTGGCATAATTTTATCTTGATGTATTTCGTAAATGCTTTCAGGAAAATACTCCATAAGTACGCCCCAAGCCCACGCCCAAGAGAGGTAGGTTAGAGCGAATTTCCCGGAGCCTTTCGTTTCTGTTTTATCGTTTACGTTGATTTTACTTAGTAAATCCCACGCTCTACGCTGTAGAGATTGTTTTTTCTCTGCCATTTCTACACCTCAAAATTCATTCGTTTATAAATCGCTCTAACTCGCTCAACATCTTTAGCGCAATATTCAGCGACTTCATCAATGCGACCATCTTGTACTGCTTGCCACACCTTAGAGCCGTCAATATCGCCTTTCTGCTCGATATTAAGCACTTTGCATAGCTTATTAAGGCTAGGTTTCGATTCTCGGTTATATCCGCACCATTCCCACATCGTGTCGTAAGTGTTTCGCTTATCCATTTTGTAGTAAGGTTTCACACCATTAATGATGCAGCGTTGCCACAAAAACAATCCGTCAAAACTCGTTACGTTATGCCCAATGAATACCGGAACAGTCTTACATCGGTTTGCTTGTTCTTTTAGCCAGTTATTAAATCGTGTCAAAATATCTTTCTCACGGTCTTTGACTTGCCAATCGTTACGATAAAATGTAACTACTTCGTCATCGTTAATGGCTGCACTAATCACCACAACCTCACCAAATGCACCGTCTAGAGAAGTCTTATTAACTGCAAGCTCTTTGTTTTCTTCAAGCCACTTGTTAATCGTTTCTTCGTTCTTGTAATTAGCAGGCGGTTTAAGGTTTTCACACACAAAATCTTGATGATCTTTGCTTTGTGTAGGGATTGTTTCAATATCAATATAGATTTTCATTTTGTTCACCTAAAATGGTATTTCTTTGTAATAAAGCTCAATGATTTCTTTTGCTCTTTGTGGGTCGATGATCCCACTCATTAGCCAGTCTTGAAATTCATTTAACTTTTGTTCTCGCTCTTTACTAGCAGAGCGGTCTTTATCTTTGCGATTAATCATTAAGGATGTATCCATTTTTGTAATCCTTTTCCAATTGCTCTAATCTATCTTCTGCCATAGCGGTCAGAATTTTAATTCGCATTTCTTCATAATCAGTGCCAAGTGCGACTGCTTTCAGAAATTCGTCATCATCAAACATCTTTTCGCTAAAGGCACAGAGAGCATCGCTATCACAATTAGCGATATCTTCTTTAATTGCTTCTATTTCCATTTCTACCGCTCGATTGTAGTCATCTTCTTTGCTGCACTGCTTATCCCATTTATTGAATTCTTGGCGTTCCCATTCGGCTATTATGCTCATTTATCAGCACCTCAATTTTTCCAAAGTATTCTGTTAATTCGTCAAACGTAGAAATTAAAGCTCTGCGACCTTGCCACACCATATCTTTAGGCGGTGCGAGCAGTCCGCTGTGAACTACGCTTTGTTTTGTGTATAGGTAGAATTTAAACTGGCGATGTAAATCAGCGCTTGAGAAGTAAACCTGTCTTTCATCTTCTGGCTGGTTTAATCTTTGCTTGGTGTAATCCTTAAACAACTCCAAAGACTTAACCCAAGACTTCATCAAGTCGAGTTCTGCCAGCCTTTTTCATTTTGTCGCTAGTACCTTTAGGCTTTCTTTGTTTCTTCCCGTATAGCGGTAATCTGACCTCATTCATAGCGTTAAAACGTTCAATTTGTCGGTTAATTAACAAGATTGCGTTTTTTTGTGAGCGTTGCGGATATGTAGAGTGATTAATCACTCCATTAATGATTAGACTTGCGATAAAAAAAACGTCTTTCGTTTCGGTAATCTTAACTTCTGATGTGTATCTAATTCTTGGCATCGTCTAATTCCTTTTGTTTTTGTTCTGTGTAAGCTAGAGCCTCTTGTTTAGCTGGCTCGGTTAAATTTGGTTGATATTGCCCATGTTCGGCAATCCACTGTATGCGAGCTTGTTCACGCTCTAATGCTGTTGGTTCGCTTGCTTGTGCTGCTAGTGCAGTTAGCATTGTCATAGCAACTAGGCAGATTGAAAGGATAGTTGCGATTACATAAGCGGTTGTTTTAAGAAAATTGATTAACTTGTTCATAGTGTTACCTCGTATGGTTAGGAAGTATTGGTTAAAAAAATCCCCTAGTGCCAAAGTGTGAAAGCAACTAGGGGCTAACCAATCTAAAGTAGATTTTTTTATTATGAAAAACGCTGTTTCCAGCTAGAGCCGCTCTCAACGTTTCAATCAGTTATTCAAGAAGATTGAGGTTTAATTCGCTATTTGAAAGCGGCTTTAGATGGAGGCTCTTTTGGGATTTGAACCCGTGTTATTTTTCATAGCACTACCGTGTTTTGTACCGTGTCAGTTTCCACAACCAACCAAACAAAGAGCCATTTCAAAGCACACTTCTCTCTATCATTCGCAGAGGTTTCACAAGCCTCTGTGTCTCTGTACTTCAAATGTGCTTTGAGATATTTCCCCACTGCGACTAGACTTTCTGTAACTGTCAGTTTTTCACTGGTCTCATCTTTCAGTGGGTATTCCGTTTACTCTCATTATGTAGGGTAGGGCTTTTAATCTACACGACCGCATAATGCCGTTATGAGTAAACTTCTTTTAATCTGATTTTTAAAGAGCATCGAGATATTTGTTTATGTGTATCTCGTTTTGATGGGTGTATGATATAGCTAAAGTTTTATTATGTAAATAGCCAGAGTTTTATTTTTTATTAAAAATATATAGCTTTTTGTTTAAGTGGTTGTTTTTGTTGATAATAAATTTCGCAAAAATTTGTTTGTTTGCTTATTTTTTGATCAATTTGTAAATGGATATTGGTTAATAACGCGATTTTTTCTCGATTTTTTATCGTTTTTGCGATCTGTATCGCAAATTTAATAGCTAAAAATAGACCACACTTTTGCTTAAGGTGTGATTAATGAGGAAAGGAGGAATGTTATGAAAGAAAAGTTTAAGTTGTGGTTAATTTCGCTAAATTGTGACTTGATTAATGATTTAGGTATTGATGAGATTGTATCTAGAGTAAATGATAGGTTGGAGGTTGTTATTGCAAACGAAGAGGAGAGAGCAGTGCTTGAGGATTTAATTAAGCGCTTTAACTCATAAAAGAAAACCGCCTTAATGGCGGTTTTTTTGATGGTTGGTTATTGTCGAGATTTCTTTCTTCTTGGCTTTTGGTTTCTTTTCTCTTTCCTTGCTAAGACTCTAGCTTGATATTCTCTCCACCAATCAGGGTTTCCATCTGGCTCAACTTTTAATAATTCAGCAAGCCCAACGCCAATGCTAAACGATTGAATCCCGTCTATATGCTCGGCTAAATCTGGGGATATATTGTTTTTTAGTGGGTTTAGAATAAAGTCAACGCCTCTTATTCTTGCTTGTTTTGCTGCCGGAACGAAGTCGGAATCACCAGCAATCAAAACAATTACATCAACCAGCTTTTCATAGGAAAGAATGGTTATATCCATTCCTAATTTTACATCAATAGTTTTTTGTTTAATATCATAATACCAATCTTTATTGGTTAAATCTTCCCATTTCTTAACTCCTTTTCTTAAGTTATCCAATGCGTTATCGGTCAATTTCCAGCCAGAATCCTGTAATCTACCCATTCTTAATGCTGTTTTTCGATTGCCTTTAAGTTTTAAATGGAAATCTGAACGAAGTTTGTTTAGTGGTTCGCTTTTAAAATTTTTATCTTTTGGAGTGGTTTGCCCTTCTTCTGGTAGTGGGTATTTGACTTGTTTGTTAAAAGGTGGGCTATCGTAATAATAAATACGGTAGAGTTCTTGCGTCTCTCTGCTTGAATGGCTCCCTCTTTCAATCTCTGTGTGAAATCTTACCATGCTCCACATTAGGTCGATTAGGTTGTCCGCTGTGATGGTTGTATTTTTAAAGTATCTTCTAGCGAAAGATGAAACTCTAGAAAAGAAAAAACCACCATCAATTAAAATTGCTGTTCTTTTCATACGTTACAATAAGTAAAACCCATAACAACCGTACAGATATTAAAAGTGGTCTGAGAGTTGCTATGGGTTCCGTCTTAATTCCTATACATTATCGTTAGTTGATAAAAAGTTGTCAAGTTATTTGTTAAAAATTTGACAATATTTATAGATTAACCGCTTCAATATGAATAGTGCGAATAAATCTACCAATGAATTTGGCGTTTTCGCACACATCATCGCTTATCTGTTCTGGCGGATATATTTCATTGTCAGAAATCATACGATAACCGCCTCCGATCATCTTTTGAATACGTTTAATGAATAATGCACCGTCAATGGCAAAAGCATAAATACCATCGCCACTATAAGCATTTACTTTTGTGTCTAAAAACACAATATCGCCTTTTCTTATGGTTGGCTCCATACTGTCAGTTGGTACATTCACTAGACAAATGCCGTCTGATGACTTTTTACCGACCAACTGTGCCATTCCCTCGTCTGTTAAATATAGGCTTGAAATAATTTCAGGATAATCTGAATTCTCAAAGCCTGTTAATCCTGCTGCTGCTCTTACATCATAGTAATCAATGCGGTGCTTATGTAACAAATCAGGCTCGCTGCTTACAAGCTGTTTATCAAGACCGCCATTTTCCACAATATCATCATCACGATCGCCTTTGCCAGTGCTTAACCAAGCAACGCTAACGCCAAGAGCAGAGGCAAGTTTTGCTATATGTATTGTGTTTCCGCCATTCTCAATCTTGGTGATCGAGTTCTGACTAATTCCAACTAGATCCCCAAGTTCCTTTTGAGTAATACCAAGCTCCATTCGTCTAGCTTTTACACGTTCGCCTAGAGTTTTCATTTTTGTACTCCTGTTATTTGTTGAGGATTGCGCAAAGTCTAAAACTAAAGTTTTAAAAAATCAAACAACTTTTTGTGTTTTGGCTATTTACAAATAAAAACTAAAGCTATAAAATATAGCCATAAGTTAAATTAAACAAAACAGAGGGCTATTGATGAACAAAGCAATTTTGAAAGCTATCAAGATTTTCAAATCTCAACAAGCATTAGCCGCTGCCTGTGGAGTTAGTCAGAACGCTGTTAGTAAATGGCTTAATGGTGGCTCAATCTCTTTGGAAAATGCTTTAAAAATCGAAAAAGCAACCAATGGAAAGGTAAAAGCGGAAATGTTTTCAAAAGAGTTTTCTAGTTTATTAGCTAGAGATTAGGAGACAAAAAAAGCCCCTGCGGTAACAGAGGCTTTGATTAAGTCGTATGTAATAACCTTTATCAGTCGGAGGACTTCAAAAGATGACTAAATTATCACCTAAATTTAATGAAAACGCAAATGAAAGTTCAAGCAAAACTCAAAAAGCGTTAATCCTTAAAGCCTTACAATAAGGCGACCGCTTAACTCACTTAGATGCGGAAAAACGTTTTAATTGCTTACGTCTTGGCGCAAGAATTTATGACCTAAAACAACAAGGTCACAAAATCGAAAGACGAATGATTGTAGTACCTAGTGGCAAATGCGTTGCTGAATACAGATTGGTGGCTTGATATGGAAAGATTATTCTCACCCGAATTTGTAGCTAGCTTAGACGATAGAGAAAAAATCCTAGCATACGAGGCAGTTAAAAGAGAGCTAAGAGAGCGAAACGCAAGCCAAGAAGAATACGACAGAGTAACAGATCAAGCGATTGAGGAATTGGAAATATGAGTAAATTATTAATCAATGAACAACCATTACAGGTTCTTCCATCTCTAGCTAATATCATTGGTCTTAATGAGGCAATAGTTCTTCAGCAGTTGCATTTCTTCCTAAGAATTAGCAGAAACAAAGTTGGTGGACGTTCTTGGGTGTACAACACAATTAATGACTGGCAGTCGGAGTTTTCTTTTTGGTCGGTTAAAACTGTACAAAGAACGATTGAAAACCTAGAAAAAAGTGGCTTGGTAGTATCAACAGACAAGTTCAATAAAATGAAAATGGATAAAACAAAATGGTACACAATCGACTATCAAAAGCTAAGTGAAATTTTACCTGAAAACGAAAAAACACCATTTGGACAAAATGACCAAATGGAAACACCTAAAAAGGAAAATGCATTTGGACAAAATGACCAAATGGAAACACCTAAAAAGGAAAATGCATTTGGACAAAATGACCAAATGACATTTGGACAAAATGACCAAAGCAATAACCAAAGAAATAAGAATATAAATATAACCCCTTTATCCCCTTACGGGGAATCTGCTAACGCAGAACATACGGAAGTCGGGGGTGCGGACAAGCCGCACACTGACAAAAAACAAAATTCAATCAAGGTTAATTATTCAGCAGTAGCAGAAACATACAACGACTTGGTTAAAGAATTAAATTCAAATCTACCACTAATCGCAAATCCATCACAGTTAAGTGATAAACGCAAGAAAGCGATTAAGAAACTAGCTCAAGTGTTTATTAAACGATTTGAAATTGATGCCGATGTAGAGTCCGCACTTGGTGAGTATTTCAAAGACTTCTTAAAGTCCGCACCGAATTTCTACTTCGGCGAAAACAATCGAGGCTGGAAAGCAGATTTTGAATACATCTTGAGAGAGACAACGCTGGATAAAGTTTTAGAGGGGAATTGGTAATGGTAACGCAAGATAATAACTACAACCTAGAATACGGACTAATCAGCTCAATGCTAGCGACTGGATTAACTGCTCAAGCTCGTGAAGTGATTAATTGGTTAGAACCTGAAATGTTCGCAACATACAATCTAGGTGCTTTATACGCAAATATTCGCAAACAAGCCCGTAAACACGATTTAATCGACTTCTTGTTACTTTCTCAAGACTATGGAGAAAACCTAGCAACGTTAGCAGAAATGGCAAATAAAGCGACTTATGGCGGAAACCTTTTAGGTTATGCGAAAAAAATCCATTCTTCTTGGGTAAACCGTTCGGCTCAGCAAACTATGCTTAAACTTGCTGGCGAAATGTCGCAAGCTCGCAACGAAAGCCAAGTGAATGAATTAACTCAAAAAGCGTTAAATCAAATTCAAAAACTCCTTGTTAGCAAAACAGAAATTAAACCTGTGGCGATGGGTGAATTGATGGATTCTTACATTGATGTATTAGAAAAACGTTCAAAAAGCGATTTTAAAGAGCGTTTACTTTTCACAGGCATTGAGGCAGTGGATAACATTCTAGGCGGAATCAATTCTACTGACATCGTAGTGGTTGCTGGTCGTCCAGGCACAGGTAAAACAGAATTCAGTCTAACACTCACACGAAACATCGCAAAGAACAATGGTTCCGTATTATTTTTCAGTCTTGAGATGGGAAATTTCCAACTAATAGACCGCTTGTTAAGTGCAACAGGTGGCGTTGGCGTGAAAAAACTCCGCAATCCACAAGAATTAGATGATTTAGATTACAACCGATTAACCAACGCAATCACCGATATTCGTGAGCAGAAAGTCTATTTTGTTGACCGTGGCGGTTTATCAGCCGATGAAATCTGTGCGATTACAGAAAGACACTTGAGCGAAGTAGGCAGTCTATCCGCAATCGTGATTGATTATTTAGGTTTAATGGATCACAAACAAGCAAATAACATCAACTTAACTCAAGCTATCGCAAACTCAATGAGCAAGCTCAAAACATTCAGTAAAAACTTCAATATCCCGATTATTTTACTTTGCCAACTTAATCGTGAAGTTGATAGTCGGGCAGTTAAACGCCCAGCAAACTCTGATTTAAGAGATTCAGGCTCAATCGAACAAGATGCAAGTCAAATCATTATGCTTTACCGTGAGGGTGCTTATAAAGCCAATACAGACAATCCGTATTCAGAAGCCATCATCACTAAAAACCGTTTTGGCGAATTAGGCACTGCGTATATGAGATTTGATAAAGGTCACTTTGTTGATTGCGACCAAGCAAAAGCCTATCAAGATTTAAACGAAAAACCGCAACAATCACCGAAAAGCTATGCGAAAACCTACGGGAAAGGAGCCATCCAATGACAGAACAAAAATTTGATAAAGATACATGGCAAACACCGAAGTATTTTTTTAATTGGCTAAACAAGCGATTTGATTTTGATATTGATGGCTGTGCGAATGAGCATAATGCGCTTTGTCTAAATTGGATTGGCGAAGGTAGCTCACTCGGTAAAGACTTTTTAGATACAAAAACGCCTTACCCTTATCGCAATCTGAGTTTTTATGTCAATCCACCTTACTCTGATGTAACTCCATTTTTGAAGGCAGCAAAGGAGTTAAGAGATAAAGGGCATTTAGTTGTGATGTTACTCAATAACGACAAATCTACACAGTGGTATCAAAAACATATTAACAATGTGGCGAATGAAGTGATTGATATTACAGGTGGTCGAATTGCATTTATTCATCCAGTAACCGGCAAGGAAATCAAAGGTAACTCAAAAGGGCAAATGGTCGTAGTGTTTGATCCAGCGATGGAAGATTTTGTCACACGTTCAGTAAGTCTTGATTTTGTTAAAAAGTGCGGTGGATATGGGAATTAAAAAACAATTCTTTCTGCGCTCAAACCAAGTGCGGTTGAACTGCATTGAATTTATCAGAGAGCTGCCAACGGACGACAAAAATCCGCTGGTGGTAAAAATCCAACCGATGACACGCTCACTTGAACAGAATTCAAAGCTGCACGCACTACTAAGCGATATATCCAAGCAGTGCGAATTTAACGGTAAAAAACGAGACATCGACACTTGGAAAATGATTATGGTGTCAGCCCATAAAATAGCAACAGGCGGACAGGCTGAAATGGTAATAGGGCTTGAGGGCGAAGTTATTAATCTACGAGAAAGTACTGCTCAAATGAGCGTAAAACGATTGGCAAGCCTAATAGAGTATGTTCAAGCGTGGGCAGTGGAAAACGATGTAATTCTTAGTGATGGCTGGAGGCACTAGATGAGAGAAGAAATAGCCTTAGCAGTAGTTCTTTTCGTGGTTGTGTTTGTGATTATTTGTTTTATTGAGGGGCGGACGATGAATGAGAAAGAATTGAAGATTTTAATTATAGTTTATGCCTGTGTAGTTATAGGGACAATATTAATCACTGGTAAATGGTGGTAGATATGAGTAAGCCTAAGGAAACCAAATGCAAAGTATGCGGTTGTTACTTTGTGAAAACAATAAGCTCAACACAGAAAGTCTACTCACCAAGATGTGCGATAGCTTTATCAAAAGAGCAGGCAAGGAAGAAACGAGAGAAGCAAGAAAAGACTCAATTAAAAGAGCGGAAGAAAAAACTACTAGAAAACGATAGAGGTCATTGGCTGAAAGCACTTCAAAAAGAAGTGAATAAGTTCATCCGATTAAGAGACAAAGGTCAGCCTTGTATTGCTTGCGGTGCAGTATGGAAACCTAGCTTTCAAGCCTCACACTTTATTCCGCAAGGTAGAAGTTCATTCCTAAGATTTGACGAGAGAAACATTCATTCTGGCTGTATTAGATGCAATCTCTTTGTTGGCGGTGGGAATATTCACGGATATAGACCAAGACTTGTTGAGAAGATTGGCGAGCAAGAAGTTCAGTGGTTAGAAGAAAATCAACATCGAATTAAGAAATGGGAAATATCTGAGCTTAAAGAATTAATCAAGGTTTATAGAGCAAAAATCAAAGAGTTAGACGGGAGCCAAGAATGAGTTATAGCGTTGAGCGAATTTTAGAAAAATGGGGTAACTGCTGGGGTCGTGACAGAATTGGAACAGAATATCCAAGCACTACAATTTCAATCCCTGTACTGCCGACAGCAAGAAAGGCTTACGTCAAGTTCTTGACAGATGATGAGTGCTTAAAAATCGAAAAGCAAATAATGAACCTACACGATGACGATTTGTTGCAGTATCAAATTCTAATGGCTCTATACATTCAACAAGCAAGCGAGAGAGAGATTTGTAATGCCCTTAATATCTCACCAGCTAAAATGTACCGAGAGCGTGCGCAAGGTATTAGATTTTTAAAAGGCGCTTTTGTTGCAGCTCAAATTAAATTTATGTTTTTAGGATAAATTAAATCTATATAGATTTTTTTATTTGAGAATTTGATAGGGCATCCTGAATTTGAGATGTAGATCACAAAGTTGAAATAAATTTGGCTGAAAATCTACATAAACAATTTTTGTTTCGTAGAATAGGCATTATCTTGTTAATCTTCCATTAGAAGAGAATCCACATGATTATTTACCCCAAATATCCGAATGATATTTATGAGTTGGAAAAGATCCAAAATCTTTTAGATAAAATTCCACTTTATGAGAATAAACTTCAATATTTAATCCATCTTATTGATCAGTTAATATCAAAAGTTGATAGAGACATGATTAACCCTTATCTATACCCAAAAGATATTGGTGATATAATAACAAAATCATTCTTTGTTGATATAGAAAATAAACCTCATTATAAGTCTGCTATTGATGTTTTCATTGACATAAAAAAATATGGAGTAGTGAAAAATAGGAATATTTCTTGTGAGATATGTGGAGAAAACAGAACTATTGATAAATGCCACATAGTACCAAGACGGCTAAAAGGGGCGGATCATGACAAGAATTATTTGTACCTTTGCCCAACTCACCATAGGTTATTTGATAGATTTATGTTATCAAAAGATGAATGGTGTAGAATTGATTGGTCTGACAAGTTCGAAATTTCACAGAAATATGCCCTTCTTACAATATACGAACTTCATTGTAGATTCTGGAATAACTGTAGCGAGCATACTAGACTTGAAGTCCCTGAAGATATCACTGAGGAATTTACTTTGTATCTTCTTGATATTGTATCTGAGTGCTTGCCGTTGGGAGTTGGCGTGTATGAAAAAAATTTTTTTTCATTACTAGAAGATGACTCCATCCCATTAATGAAGATTTTTATTAAGGTTTTAATAAAAAATAAAGTAATTTTTAAATTCAAAAATGGGAAGAAAAATATTCTTCTTCTACAAGAAGATCCTAAATTATTATTCCAACGCAACCCTAATTTTTTTTATATATAAAAGTATACAATTAGAATACATACTTAAAAAAGACCGCACTTTGGAAGCATAGTACATTTCTTTAAAAAAAAGACAAAAAAAACACTTGATTACTTGCAAGTAAAATTGTAGTATATAGTATAAGTTGCGGTTTTAGCGCATAGCGAACGCAAAATAAGTTTAGAAACAACCCTGATCGGAAACGGTCGGGGTTTTTTATTATCCAAACACCAAGCTCACACAATAAACGTGAGCTTTTTTATTGCCCCGCAAACAAACAGCGAGGTGGAGTATGAGAATGTTAAAAGACGCAGGGAATCAAAGTATTTTTTGGTCTGGCTTTGGCGCATTCTGGGCGATGTATTCATTTCAAGAATGGCTGGCTATTTTTGGTTTAATCATCGGTTTAATCAGTGGTCTCGTTAATATGTACGCTAAATTCCAAGAGGGTAAAGTAAGAGAGAACGAAGAGCGCAGAGCGGATGAGCTTCATAAGTTGAAGATGGAACAATTAAAACGAGGATTAAGAGATGGTACTGTCGAAGACTAGAAAAACGCTTGGTGCCTGTTCTGTTATTGCGGTTATTGGAATTATGTATTCTCAATTTGGTGGGGAGCTAAGATTAAGCCCTGTTGGAGCTGAGATAATCGGTAATGCTGAGGGTTGTATGGCAACTCCATATAAATGCCCAGCAGATGTATTGACTGTTGGTATCGGCTCAACAGAATACTCTGGACAAAAGATAGAGCCTAACAAGAAATACACAAATGAAGAGATCGCATACCGATGGAAAAACGATATTAAACTCGCTGAATCGTGCGTTGACAGATACGCAAATGGCAGAACACTACCACAATCTGTGTTTGATGCTATGGTATCTGTTACGTTTAATAACGGATGCGGTAATCTTAAAAATTCAACAATGTTTCGATTAGTGCGAAACGGTAAGTATGTAGACGGATGCAATCAACTTTTACGCTGGGTCTATGCTGACGGACGGAAACTGCAAGGCTTGGTTAAGCGTAGAGAAAAGGAAAGAGCGTTATGTTTAGCAGATTTAAAATCTACTCAATCGTAATCATCGCATTAACCATTTTGGGCTTGTGCGGTTGGATTTGGCACCAATCAAAGAATATAGATGAACTAAGAGCCGAAAACCAAGTGCAAGCCCAAACCATTAAAAGCCAAGAGCAAGTCAATCAATCGCTAAAAGATACGATTGAAGTAGAACGCCAAGCAGTAGAGCAACAGAGAGTAATCAATGATGAAATCAAACAAGCAAGCCAAGACAAAATTCAAGTTGTCAGAAAGATTATTAAATCACAGCCTTGTTATAACACTCGCATCTATGACGATGCTATTGAGCGGCTGCGCTAATAAGGTTACTACAAAGACGGAATACATTTATCCGCCACAAGCTTTTCTCGTGCCTTGCGTGAAAACTCCATTTATGGGTAACACATACGGTGAGGCAGTAGAACAACTAATTACTGTTATCGCAGAAAGAGATATGTGTGCTAGTCAAATCACAAACATTAATAAGTGGATTGAATCTACAAAGGACAAGAAATGAAAGTAGGTAACATTGTAAAACTCCGTAACGGAACATTGTGTGATGTAGTTTATGAAACGCAGTTTGGTAAATGGCTATTAGTCGAAAAGACCGAAACAGAAGAACCGCCATTTAGTCACTGGCATAATGCCAACGGTACATTCTACGCTGATGATGAAAGTCAGCTAGATGTAGTAGAGGTAATTAATCTCAATTAAATAATAAAAGGATTTCCCTATGTTAGACGTGAAAGGAAAATCCACGTCTAAAGGCGTGGTGAAATTAACCCCTAAGCAAGAAAAGTTTTGTCAGCTATATATTGAGCTTGGTAATGCAAGTGAGGCATACCGTCAGAGTTATGACTGCTCAAAAATGGCATCTAAGACGGTTAATGAAGTTGCTGCAAGAATGCTGACTAACTGCAAGATTGCCGCAAGGGTGGAAGAATTACAGCGAGAACACAGACAACGTCATAACATTACAGTCGATAAGATTATCGCAGACCTGCAAGAAGTTCGTGATATTTGCATGGGGCGTAAATCTGTAGTTACTACAGAAGTTATTAAAAACGCTCAAGAGGGTGATGTTAAAGCGGTAGATAATCCTGTCTTTGTGTTCGAGCCGACAAGTGCAAACAAAGCCTTAGAGTTATTAGGCAAGCACTTGGGAATGTTTAAAGATAAAGTCGAGCTAACTGGTGAACTTAATGTTGAACAAAAAACCGAATTGAATTTATCTGGGTTAAGTATAAATGAACTTGAGCAGCTTGAGAAATTACTCGAAAAAGGAAATTCTGAACAAGATCCAAATTGAGAAAGCTAGGAAGTCGCTAATCCATTTCACAACAAGAACAAAACAAGATTTTGTTACAGGCTGGTTTAATATTCTCATCGCCAAAGAATTGCAGCAATTCTACCAAGATGTAGTAGATGGGAAACAGCCTAGATTGATGATATTCGCACCGCCAAGAAGCGGTAAAAGCGAGTTATTTAGCCGAAGATTTCCAGCGTGGGCGTTCGGGCAAAATCCAAATCTTCAAATAATCGCTTGCTCATACTCCGCAGACCTTGCTAGCAGGATGAACAGAGATGTCCAAAAAATTATGAGTGATGACGAGTATTTTGAGATTTTCAAAGAGTCATCCCTAAGTAAAAAGAGAACATCTACGTTGTCAAGCCAGCCTTTGATGAATAGCGAAATATTTGAAATAGCTGGGCATCATGGCGCTTATCGCTCTGCTGGTGTTGGCGGAGGTATAACGGGCATGGGGGCTGATATTGCCATAATTGACGACCCAGTAAAAGATGCAAAAGAGGCTAATTCAAAGACCGTTAGGGATAGTATTTGGGATTGGTACACAACAACGCTTTACACACGACTATCGCCAAGTAGCGGAATCCTATTAGGCATGACGAGATGGCATGAGGATGACTTAGCTGGCAGACTAATAGAAAGGGCAAAATCTGATGGCGATAACTGGCGAATTGTGAAATTTCCAGCTATTGCAGAAGAGGACGAGGAGTTTCGCAGAGAGGGTGAACCATTGCACCCAGAGCGTTACGATTTAGATCGCTTACACAATATAAAAAAGGCGGTTGGTTCTCAAGCGTGGAATGCTTTATATCAGCAAAGACCATCAAATAAAGGCGGTGGAATAATTAAAGGCTCTTGGTTTGGTAGATATAAAGTGCCTCCAATCATTAAACTTAAAGCAATCTACGCAGATACAGCTCAAAAAACAAAACAGCACAATGACTATTCTGTATTCATCGTTGCAGGCAAGGGGATGGATGGCAAGGTTTATATATTAGACCTTGTTAGAGGTAAATGGGAAGCTCCAGAACTTGAACAAGCTTTAAAAGACATTTGGGCGAAGCATAAAGCTAAGCGTGAAACTGGAGTTCTAACAAAAGCAAACATTGAAGATAAAGCAAGTGGAACAGGGCTAATCCAAACAATTAAACGCAATAGTCAAATTCCAATTCATCCTATTCAAGTTGATGCTGATAAATACACAAGAGTCTTAAGCGTTCAAGGGTACATCGAAAGTGGATACGTGATGATCCCAGATAACGCACCTTGGGTTTCTGACTTTATTGGCGAGTGTGAGGCATTCACCGCAACAGATAGCCACGCACATGACGACCAAGTAGATGCTTTGGTTATGGCAATTACAGATATACTTGGTAAGCCTAAATCATTATTGGATTTATAGATATGAAATTTTTTGACGGAATAGCATCGTTAGCGTTAAAGCTCGGATTAAAGCAGGAGCAGACTAATTATGTTGCTAGTTCAATGCTAACTGAGAAGCGTGACGAATTGGAAGCCTTATGGCGTGAGAATTGGATTGCAAATAAAATCTGTATCAAGCGCCCAGAAGATATGACAAGGGCGTGGCGAGATGTTTTCTCTAACGACCTTGATTCAGAGCAATTAGATGCGTTCACTAAATACGAGCGGAGAATTAAACTTCGAGAAACGCTAACTAAGGCGTTACAGTGGTCAAGTCTTTATGGTTCGGTTGGTTTATTAATTGTCACCGATGCGACAAACTTAAATGCGCCATTAAGACCGACTGAAAAGCTAAAACGATTAATTATATTGCCTAAGTGGAAAATTAGCGTAACAGGCGAAAGAGAGACTGATTTAACTGATTCTAATTTCGGTAAATACAAAGCCTATTCAATCAGTAGTGATAAAGAGCCATTAATCGTTCATCATTCAAGATTGCTGATTGTGAACGCTAACGATGCTCCGTTATCTGATAATAGCATTTGGGGTATTTCAGACTTAGAGAAGATTATTGACGCTTTAAAACGCTTTGATATTGCTTCCGCTAACGTTGGCGACCTTATTTTTGAAAGTAAGATTGATATTTTCAAAATTGATGGGTTAACCGATAAGATTTCAAGCGGCTTTGAGAATGAAGTAGCAAATGTAATCGGTGCGGTACAAGCAATCAAATCATCGACTAATAGCCTATTACTGGATAAAGAAAACGAGTACGACCGCAAAGAACTCTCGTTTGGTGGATTAAAAGACCTTATCACCGAGTTTCGTAATGCGGTAGCTGGTGCAGCAGATATGCCAGTCACTATCTTGTTTGGCCAGTCTGTTTCTGGTTTAGCAAGTGGTGATGAAGATATTCAAAACTACCATGAGTCAATCCATAGATTGCAAGAGGCGAGATTAAGATCTGTTTTAGAGGTAATCGATACTCTAATTTGTAATGAGTTATTTGGTGGCGTTCCTGATGATTGGTGGTTTGAATTCTTGCCTTTAACTGTTGTTAAACAAGAACAGCAAATCAATATGCTAAACACGTTCGCAACTGCAACCAATACGCTAATTCAGAATGGTATCGTGACAGAACAGCAAGTAGCGAATGAACTACGAGAAAGCGGACTGTTTGCCAATATCTCGGCTGATGACATTGAGGACATGAATAATGCTGATGAACTTGCCAGAGATTTTGAAGAACCAAAAGACGAAAGCGAAGAAGTTCAAAACGCTGAAAGTGAGCAAGAGAACGGAGCTATGGTATAGAACCGAGCTCAAGCGACAAGTCAAAGAAATGACTGATACTATTGAAAGAGCCTTAGAGAAACCTAATGGCTCTTTTTTTATGGATGATTTCAGCGGATTTCTTGCTGTTGGCGTTAAAACTCTACTTAAAGTATTGGAACGCTTTGAGAATAAAAACCATTCGGCAGATGACGAAAAAATCGCACAGGGCTTTGTTAATCGAGGAAATACCCAAAACCAACAGGAAGTATCAAAGAACTTAAAAAATCAAACTGGGATTGATTTAAATGCATATTTAGGCAATAGCCCACGCATAGCTGAGAAAGTTAATGCGATGACTACTGCTAACGTTCAATTAATCAAGTCTATTCGTTCTCAATACCTCGATAAAGTGCAAAATGCAGTCACGCAAGCGATGGTTAATGGAACGCTGAATAAAGACTTGGTGCAACAGATTAAAGATATCGGCAAAACGACCGAGAAAAGAGCGATATTTATTGCTCGTGACCAATCTTCAAAGCTCAATGCTGCACTAACGCAAGCGAGACATGAAGATGTAGGGATTACAAAATACACTTGGAGTACATCAGGCGATGAGCGAGTGCGTGAAAGTCACGCAGAAAAAGACGGGCAAGTCTTTGAATATGCTAATCCGCCGGCAGATACAGGACACCCTGGACACGATTTTAACTGTAGATGCGTTCAAATTCCTTATCTTGGCGATGTGCTTAAATCAAAATAATTTGAATGAGGTGTAAATGCAATTTACAGACAAAACAACTCAAGCAAAAACACAGCGGATTATCACGAAAGACGGCTTTTTAGTGGTGCCTGCGACAATTTCAAAAGTTGGTGTTTTTGATTATCTAGCCTCTGAATTAGGTTTAAAAGAGGACGGAATTAAAAAGGTCGCACGAACAGAAAAATCACTATTTTCTGATGAAACTATTGAGAGCTTTGAGAACGCAACGCTCACAATCGGACATCCAGATCAAGGCGTAAACGCTAAGAACTGGAAAGAGTTATCTGTTGGCGTTGTGCGAAATGTTAAGCGTGTTGGCGATGAGCTAACCGCTGAGGCTTGGATTTATGACGAGCAAGCCATTAAAACCGTACAAGAACACGGTGTAGAGCAATTATCTTGTGGCTATGACTGCAATATTATCCAGTCAAGCGTTAAAGATGCAGATTTTGAGATGTCTCCGATGATCGGAAACCACGTGGCGATTGTGGCAAAGGGTCGCTGCGGTGGAACTGTAAAACTTGCCGATGAGGAAAAGACCGTTATGGGAAAAACCGCTAAATTCCTCGATGCGTTTTTAGGTGCATTCGGCATCAAATTGTCCGATGAACAGAAAAAACAAATCGAAGAAGATGAAGAAACTGGTAAAGAGGGTGAGAAAGCTCCAAAAGCTGAAAAACCAACTGAGCCAAAAGAAAAACAATCTGAACCCGAAGATAAAAAGGAAGAAGAAGTGAACAAAGAAGAGTTTGAAAAACAACTTAAAGCTAAAGATGCAGAAATTCAAGCATTAAAAGATGCACAAGCAAAACGAGATGCAGAATTAGCACAAGCGGCAATGTTAGCTGATGCACAATCTGTATTTAAAGATGTAAAATTCGCAGACAAAGCAAGCGTTCGTGAAATCCAAGAGAGCGTTATTGTTGCTCAAGGTATCTTCACAAAAGATGCTGCTGCTAAATTATCAGATGCTGAAATTTCTGGTGCGTATCAAGTAGCTAAAGCAGTTACTGCTAAATTGGCTGATGAACGCAAATCTCTCGGTAACATCTTGTTAGGTGATGCGAAAACTGAAACCTCACCTAAATTAGACTTCAACAAAACTTACAATCAATAGGGGTAATGAATAATGGGTTACGCTTACGAACAAGCTCCAGCAAAAGCTGGTGAATTAGGCAAAGGCAACTTTGCGAGTGCAAAAACAAGTGCGGAAAAAGTGACTGGTAAAGTAAAAGCTGGTGATTTTGTAGCATTAAATCCAGAGGGTGGTGTAAAAGCGTTAGCAGCTAAAACTGATGTATTAGCTGGCGTAGTATTTGCAAGCACTATCCGTGACGAATGGAACGATGGCGAACTTTGCGATGTGATGCATATTGCAGCAGGCGATGCGGTATGGGTAAACGTTGCAACTGGTAAAACTGTTACACGTGGTAAAAAAGTTTACGTATTAACCGCAGGTGGTGACGGTAAAGTTGGTGCGATTCAAGGCGAAACAGAAGCTAGTGCAATCGAAACTCCATACACCGTAATTGATGTTAAAGGTCAATTAGCGTTAATTTCTAAATTATAAGGGGCTAAATAGATGTCTTTATTAACTTATGTACAAAACGGTTTAACTGCTGTTAGCAAAGAAATCGCAGAAACCAAATATCCTGAAATTGTGTTCCCACAATTCGTATATGTTGACCAGCAGACTGCGGTCGGCATCACTGAAAAATTACACTACGGCGCAGATGAACACGGTTCTTTAGATGATGGCTTAATCACTACTGGCACTAGCACTTTAGACCAAGTAGAAGTTGGTTTTACTCCTAAACGCTCTTACATTGTGCCATGGGCTAAATCTGTTACATGGACTAAACCAGAGCTTGAACAAGGTCAATTATTAGGCTTAAAACTCGACACAGCGAAAATCATGGCGTTAAACAAAAACGCTCAACAAACTTTACAGAAAGTAGCGTTCTTGGGTCACGCTAAAGATGGTCGTTTGACTGGTTTATTAAACTCTAAAGATGTATCAGTTCACACCTTAAAAGGTGCGGCGGCAGGTACTAAAGTTCAAGCAATGGACTTCGACAAAGCAGTGGCATTCTTCAAAGAAATGTTCTTAGCTGGTTTAGAAAAAACTAAACGCATTGAAGCGCCAAATACATTCGCTATTGATGCGATGGATTTAGCTCACCTTGCTTTAACTCAACGTGCGAACACTGATACAACTGCGTTAGAGTTCTTAACTAAGAGCTTATCTGCTGCGGCTGGTCGTGAAGTGGCTATCAAAGCGTTACCGTCTAACTTCGGTTCACGAGTAACTGATGGCAAAAACCGTGCGATTGTTTATGTAAACAGCAAAGAACACGTGATTTTCGATGTGCCGATGACTCCAACTGTGTTAGAAGCAAAAGAAAAAGGTTTATTAGCTTACGAATCAGGCTTGCGCATGGCATTCGGCGGCGTTACCTTTATCGAGCCGGAATCTGCTCTTTATGTAGATTACTAGGAGGAATAAATGCCAACAATAGAAGATTTTCGTGAACGTTATCCAGAATTTAAAGAGGTCGATGGTTTCCGCATTGACCTTTTTTTATCGGATGCACAGCAAGAAATCAGCCAAGCACGATGGGGGCGACTTTTCGAGCGTGGAGTGTTGGCATTGGCTGCTCATTTGCTCCGTCTTTCTCTTTGGGCGACAGAGGGTAACGGTGGAGCAAATCGCAATGTAGTGAGCGAGTCGGCAGGGGAGCTTTCTGTTGGCTATGCTACACCGACAATCACTGGTACAGATGCAGATTATCAATTAACTGCATACGGCCAAGAGTATTTACGCTTACGTAAACTCGTTGGGATAGGTGTGATGGTGGCTTAATGACTGTTCAAGTTGCAGGTAATCTTGCGAAAATCAAACAGCTTATCGAACAAATAAAAGCAAGTGGCGAAAAGGCTGTGTATGTTGGCTTTCCCGCTGAGTTTAATGAGAAAGTAGACGGTTCAGATAATTTTAATCTGGCTTCTTTAGCAGCGGTGTTGGAGTTCGGGAATGAACGGATTCCATCTCGCCCGTTTCTTCGTCAAACACTGGCGGAAAATCAAGAGAAGTACACAGCGTTATTTGTAAAACTGTTTGAAAGCGGTGTTTCAATAGACCAAATCTATGAACAAATCGCTTTAATTGCTCAAGGTGATGTTCAGCAGAATATTGTTAATGGTAAATGGACTGCGAACGCACCAAGCACAATTAAACGCAAGAAATCAAGCAAGCCGCTTATTGACACAGGTAAACTGCGGCAATCTGTAAGGGGTATCGTCAAATGAGCTTAATTAATCAATTTCCTCGCTTTTTAAATAGCAAATTCAGCCAGAAAGTAGTCGTAAAGCATCTACAAGGCGAACATTCAGCTATTGATTATAAGGCGAAGTACATTGAAGAAAAGGTCACTGCAATAGTGATGCCAGCATCGCCTAACGATGTTCAATTCTTGCCAGAGGGTGAGCGGTTTCTGCCAAGCATTAAAATCTACACAGTTAAGCCATTGAAGATAGGCGATTTAGTAGATTATCTTGGTGAGACTTACAAAATCAAAACAGTGGGTAATTGGAAAGACTATGGATACTACAACAATATCGGCATTCGACATAGCCAAACTGCGAAAGTGGATTCAAGAGGCTTTGAAGTTACCTAAAGAGGCTGTAATCGGTGGCTGGTTGCCAGAAAATCCCCTGCCTGCATTTATTACGATGGATGTATTAAATACCAACGAAATCGGGCAGGCGACACGGGAATTTGACGGTAAACGAGAGCGTATTAGACAGTCAATGCAAAGCACGGTCAGCGTTTCTTGTTTCGGTCGCAATTCACTCGCTCAAAGCTACAAATTAAAAGCTATTTTCCAAAGTTCAGCGTTTCTTTCCTTTCTTAATTCAAACCATTGGGGTGTTATCCGTTTTTCAGATGTTCGCAACCTAACCGCTACGGTTGGGGCAGACTATGAAGAACGTGGGCAATTTGATGTGATATTCAGTCATCATCATATTGTAGATACTCCGTTAGATCCGATTGAGAGAGTTGAGCAACGGACGAATAACAAATCACAAGATATAGGAGCATAAGCCAAATGGCATTATCAATCTCTAATATTGTAAACGTGCAATTAAACACAGTTCCGAAGTCTGCTGCTCGCAAATCTTTCGGTACAGTTGCACTTTTCACACCAGAGGCAGGCCAAGCATTTAATGATGCGACTACACGTTATGTGTATGTTGAAAATCAAAAAGATGTCGAGGCTCTATTTGGTACAAATTCAGAAACAGCAAAAGCGGCTCAACCGTTCTTTGCTCAAAGTCCACGAGCAAAACAATTAATCATTGCACGCTGGCAAAAAGAACAAGCAACCATTACAGCAACTAAAAACGCTTTACGTGGTGCGACATTATCAGATGATTTAGAAACTTTTAAATCAATCACTAACGGTCGTTTCGCTATTACAGTCGGCTCAAATGTTAAGTTTGTGGACGGTTTAGATTTCTCTCGCTCTGCTGACTTCAACGCAGTGGCGGCAAAAATCAAAGAGAAATTAACCACATTACAAGTTGCCGCTGATGTGACTTATGACGAAACAGGCAATCGCTTTATTATCTCCGCTAGTGCGGCAGGTGAAAGCGCTGAAACATTAATCTATTACGCAACAAAAAATGATGGCGCTGGTGATTATGTTGGCGGACTATTAAAACTCGAAGATGGTCAAGCGACACGAGTAATTGGTAAAAACCAAGTTCAAGTCAAGGCTGAGAAAGTAGAAGAGGCATTATTTAACGTTTCAGAAGTGGAAAATAGCTGGTATGGTTTCACTTTTGCGGCACAATTAACCGATGCGCAAATCGAGGCTGCCGCTAAATACGCTAAGGCTAATGACAAGCTGTTCGGCATCACAGTGATTAAAATGGAACAGCTTGAATGGTCATCATCTAATGTATTTAAAAAATTATATGATGCTCAATTAGACCACACTTTAGCGGTTGTTGATAAGAATGATTTATTCGTTGTTCCATCTACTTTAGCTCGCTTACTGTCAATGAACTTCGCAGCTAACAACTCAACGCTTACACTTAAGTTTAAACAACAACCAACAATCACAGCTGATGAAATCACTGCGACAGAATTTGCAAAAGCAAAACGCTTAGGGATTAACGTTTACACTTACTTCGATGATGTGGCGATGCTTGCAGAGGGTACTGTAATTGGTGGTAAATTTGCCGATGAAATCGTTATCCTTGACTGGTTCAAAGATGCTGTACAGAAAGAAGTGTTTGCTCTTTTATACAAATCACCAACAAAAATCCCTTTAACTGATAAAGGTCAAGCTATTTTAATCTCTGCGGTTGAGAAAGTTTGTTTAGAGGGTATTAATAACGGTGCTTTCGCTCCTGGTAAATGGACTGGTGATAGCTTCGGAAATTTGAAAACAGGCGACTACCTAGAGAAAGGTTACTACATTTGGGCAGCTCCAATGGATACACTCTCAGATAGCGACCGTGAACAGCGTAGAGCAACACCAATTCAAGTGGCTGTGAAGTTAGCTGGAGCAATCCATTCAAGCGATGTGATTGTGAATTACAACCGATAATTAATAGGGCTGGATAATCCAGCCTTTTCTTTTAAAGAGGAAATATAAATGGCAGTTTTCGATCCAAAACAAGTAGTGGTACTTCTTGACGGTAAGGAAATCTCTGATTGGGCTGACGGTTCAGATGTAATCAGTGCAGCAAATCAAGTTGATGCTGGTCAGTTGGTTATCGGTGCGAACGGTACAGGCGTATTCATCGCTAATCCAGATAATTCAGGCAAGCTAACACTTAAAATTAAACAACATTCGGCTGACAACGCTTACTTATCTAAGCTATTCAATCAGCAAAAATCAAGCATTAAAACATTCTTACCTATCACTTTATCCATTCGTGACTTAATTAACGATGATGTGGTGACAGCAAGCAAAGGATATTTTACTACTCCAGCGCAATACGTTCGTGGTAACGGTCATAATGCCGAAACATGGACTATTGTTTTTGAACAAATGACAATGAACTTAGAAAAAGGCGTTGAATAATGGAACAGGTTAAGCAATTCACTATCGAAGATGTGACTTACACAATGACACCAGCTAATGCAATGGCTGCGTGGACTGCGTTAAAAAATGCGATGAAGTTACTTCAATCAGTTGATTTATCCGCTCTGGGCGATAGTAAAAAGCTAGGTGCAGGCATTTTAACGACTGTATTGGCTAATCTAGGCGAACCAAGCGTGAAAGAGTTAGAGAATATCGTATTGACTCACACAGCTTGCGAGCAAGACGGTCAAAAATACCGATTATCAGAGCGATTTGACAGTCATTTTAATAAAAACCGTGGACATCTTATCACTGTGTTAAAAGAGGGTTTAACCTATCAATTCGCTGATTTTTTTATCGGTGGGGGTGGATTGCTAGCCAATATTCAGGGCAGACTCAAGGCGTAGGAAGCCAATCAGAAAATAGAGTTGATTGGTTTGTTTTTACGCCAATAGTAAAAAAGTTCTGTACATTGCACGAATTAAGGTCTGTTTATTCAATAGCAGATCTTCTTTCTTTCCACGAGGTAATAGTGGAATTAAATCAAATGGAGCAAAGCAAAGATGCTATTAGATGAGTTACTGATAAAAGTCGGGCTTGAGACCGATAGCCAAGCGATGCAAGAGTTTGAACAATTCCTTGATACGGTTGGAAGTGGTACTGAAAGTGCGGTTGAGGGGCTTGGTGAGCTATCTAAATCCATTGAAAGCACGGTTAATACTGATGCGGTTAAAGATGGCGCTAATGCGGTTGATGACCTAAAAGGCAATATTGATAATCTTTGGGCAACAAAGTTTGGTGCTGATGGACTGGCTAAAAAATTTGAGTCACTTGGCATAGTCATTAACAAAACTACACTTGCAGTAGTGGCACTTGGTGCAGCGTTCTACGGTGCAACGGTAGGCGTTAAAAACTTCGTAGATGGAAATCTTGATGCGTTAGATGAGATTAAGCAGCTATCTAATGTAACAGGTGAGGCGGCAGATAAAATCTATCTGCTAGGCAAAGTCGCAGAAGTAAACGGTTCATCTGCTCAAGCGGCTCAATCATCAATCGAGGGATTATCTCGAACAATCGGTGAGGCAGCAGCTGGAATTGGTCGGGGTGCTAAGACTTTTGAGCAGTACGGATTAAGCGCTAAGAAAGCCAATGGCGAAATAAAATCATCTAGTGAGCTATTCGGTGAGATATCCGAAAAAATGCAACAGATGAGCGACCAAGAGCAAATAGCAATGCTTGCGAAGTTAGGCATTGATGGCTCAATGATTCAAACGCTCCGATTAGGTAACGATGAATTAGCTGAACAGATTGCTCTAGCAGAAGCCTTAACGCTTGGTGTTGGTAACGCAGAAAACGCAGAGAAAGCGGCAGCATTTAAAGATGCTTTAACGCAAGTTTCTCAAGTGTTTATTGCTATCGGTGAATATGTTTCTTTGCGTATATCGCCGTCAATACAGCGATTAGCTGAACGCTTTACAAAATGGTTCGCTGAGAATAACAACTTCATCAAAGCTATTTTAAATGGACTTGGTCGAGTGTTCTCGTTCTTGTTTGAATTAGCCGGTGCGATAGATAACATCATTGAAAGCACGGTAGGCTGGAAAGCGGTAATTATTGCTCTAGGTGGCTTGTTGCTGTGGTTTAGCCGCAGAATGTTACTAGCCTTTGCGACAAATCCGATTACATTAGCGATTGCCGCAATAGCTGGATTAATCCTAATTCTTGATGACTTTATTACATGGTTACAGGGTGGTGACGCTGAATTTGCTGATTTTTATCAGTCATGTGCTGACGGGTTGCAGTGGATTGAAGATAAATGGGGTGAGCTTTCAGACTGGATTAAGGAAAAATGGGGCGAGGCTATTTCTTGGGTATCTGGGAAATGGAATGCCTTTACAGCGACATTCAGTATAGACAACCTTAAAAAAGTCTTTGAGAGCGTTAAACAAACCATTATTGATAGATTCAAAGAGGCATTTGGTTGGGCTATCGACCTATGGAATAGTATTGTAGCTAAGATTGGTGGAGAGCCGATTAATATCCAAGCTAATGTATCTACTCAAGGTGTGCGACAAGCTGGATTAGGTGTGGCGGATTTAGCATTAAATGCAGGTGTTTACGCAAAAGCATCTGAAGTTTCCGCTAGCGGTGTTGGTGGCGTTTCTAACGCTGATAATAGCGTGAAGAATAGCAACAACAAAATCACCATCACACAGCACATTCAGGGCGTTGATAATCCAAAAGCCGTAGCAGACCAATCAGCACGAGCAATCAATAACCAACTTTCACCAGTTATAGGATAGTAAAGAATGTTTAATTTTGCTCAAGTATCAAGCAGAAGCATAGGCACGATAACGTTTGATGTGGTTACAACGGAAGATCACCAATCAGACCTTTCAATCACAGAAAATCCAATCGAGTCAGGTGCCTCAATAGCCGACCACGCTGTAGTTCAACCAAAACAGGTTACGATTAATGGGATTATGGTTGACCACGACCACGGAACGTTCGGCATTAACTCACCTTATATTGGGAACATTCGTGGCGTTGTTGATTTTCTCAATAACTTTCCATTCCCTGTACCTGTAATCACTCAAACATCTCAAACAATCGCAAGAGCTGGGCGAGTAATTAGCCAAGCGGCAGGGGCTTACAGTCAAGTAAAAGGCATAGTAAATCAGGTGCGAGCAATTGCACCTTTTTTACCAGACTTCGGGCTTGGTGGATTGCTGGATAGTGGCGTAGGTGATAGTCGAGTACAAAAATGCTATGCCGACTTAGTGGCTTGTCAAAAATCAGGTGAGACAATCGAGATACAAACGGGGATTCATCTATACAAAGACATGATGATCCAATCAATCTCGGTTAATCAATCGCAAGATGGCAGTGCAACCTTTACGATAACCGCAAGAGAAATCTTTATCGTAAATACTCAAACCACACAATCAAGCGGAAGTTCAAACGGCAAAGGTGGAAATAAAACATCTACTATCGGCAAAACAAAAAGCGGTCGTGCTGCGGTGCAATCTGCATCTAAAGCACAGCAAGGCACAACAAGACCAGCTAACGCAGAGCCAAGAAAAACATCAGCATTGAAAAATATTCTCTCATAGGTGACAAGATGCAAAGAATACCAGTTACACAGTCTCCATACCAAGAGCAGACCTTTGAATTTAATGGTCGGAAAATCCGCTTAACGTTGAGATTTAATAGTGTAGGCAATTTCTGGGTGATGGATGTTTACGAGCCTGTCACCCAGCGACAAATCTGCCAAGGTCAGGCGTTAGCTTGCGGAGTACCTATCCTATTACGCTCAGTTCAGCCTTACTTCTTCTATATGGAAGATGAAAGCAGTGCGGATTTAGATGTTATGACTGCAAACGACTTAGGCACAAGATGCTTTCTGTATATCGGGGCTAAATAATGAAACAGTTCGGCAGACAATGGAAATTAGATATTAGCAACGAACAAGAAACGCTAAGTATCACGCAGTTAAGGGTTGCGTTTGAGATTGATAAAACAATCAACGAAAAGCCAAATCCAGCAAAAATCCAAGTTTGGAACTTAAACCGAGACCATATCAACCAATTATTAAGCCAAGATTACAAGAAAGCAGCCTTATCAGTAGGTTATACAGAACTAAGACAGATTTATTCAGGCGATATTACAAAGGTCAGAATCCAGCGAGACGGATTAGACTTTGTTTTAACGCTTGAATGCTCTGACGGTCATGTAGCCTATACACAGTCAAGAGCTAAGACAACCCTTAAAGCTGGAGCGACTGATAAGCAAATTGTCGAAGAAATACAAAAGACAATGCCGAAAGTGCAAGCTGGCGCAATGGACATTCCTAATCAGCGTAAATTGCCACGAGGTAGGGTGTTGAATGGCAACAGTCGAGATATTTTAACCAAAGTAGCAAGAAATAACGGTGCGGATTGGTCAATTCAGGATGGTTCTTTAATATTCTTGCCAAAAGATAAAGTATTAAACGATGAGGCTATTTTAATCTCGCAAGACTCTGGAATGATTAACGCACCAGAGCAAACCGATGACGGATTAGAAATAACCTGCCTATTAAATCCAGCCTTACAAATTGGTGGATTAGTGAAAGTTGAGTCAATCATTGAATACTTTAACGGCGAGTACAAAGTAATCAAACTCGCTCACTCAGGCGATGGGTTAGGTGGCGATTGGCAAAGCAAAATGACAGTGGTCGGTGGTAAATTCCAAAAGGTTGAGAGTGAGAATAGCAATTCTAAATCCGACACAAAAAGCAAGGATAAGAAAAAATGAACTATCAACAATCATTAGCCACACCAGAAACCGCAACAGACCAGCAAATCCAACAAAATCAGTTAAATCTACACACCGCATTACCTGCTAAGGTTGTGAGCTTTGATCCAAGCAAACAGACGGTAACGCTTGCTGTTCAGGTAAAAATGCAACTGGCAGACGGTAACGGTGCGGATATTCCTCCACTGGTTGATGTTCCAGTTAGCTTTCCTAGAGGTGGTGGGTTTGCTGTTACGTTTCCATTAAAAGCAGGCGATGAGGGGATTGCGATATTCTCGGAACGCTGCATAGATGGTTGGTGGCAAAATGGCAACGCCTCAACGCCTTTAGACTTTAGGCTACACGATTTATCTGATGCGATGTTCATTCCTGGTGTTTGTTCTGTTCCTAAAGCCATCAAAGGCTTTTTCGGTGATGGGCTTTCAATGCAGACATTGGACGGTGGAACATACATTCGCATAAAGAATGGCACAATCCAAATCAAGGGAAACATTGAGCATCAAGGCAACACCACACAAACAGGCTCGCACAGTTCTACAGGATTAATCTCAAGCGATACCGATGTTTCTGCTGGTGGAATTTCAGGCAAAACACATAAACACGCAGGCGATAGTGGCGGTAAAACAGGAGTTCCAGAATGACGGTAAAAGTTAGACGATTGGATAAAAATCATGACTGGACTTTCGGGCAAGGTTTCGCAAATTACGCTATTGAGTCAGAGGCCATTGCTCAAAATGTTCAGACTAGACTCTGGTCATTTACGAATGACTGGTTTTTGGATTTGGAACACGGTTTGCCATGGTTAGAGCAAATGGGGCGAAATGTGGATTTAGGTGATTGGGAAATCAGGATTAAAAAACACGTTTTACAAACTGACGGAGTTTCCAAGATTACCAGTTATGAGTCGAATTTAGATCCAAATACACGAAAATTAGTGATAGACATCACTTACCAAGACATTTACGGAGCAGAAAACTCCGCTAGTTATCGTTCATAAGGGGCATTATGGCAACACTAACAGAAACAGGCATCCAAATTGAACGCTTAAACGACATCGTAAAGCGTTTTGAAGATGGATTTAAGCAAATCTACGGTCAGAATATTGACCTATCGCCAAATACGCCAGACGGTCAAATGGTGGGTATTTTAGCCCAGATTAAAATGGATATTGAGGAGCTTGCCGAGAATGTTTATCGACAGTTAGATCCTGATGTAGCAACAGGAGCGTGGTTAGAACAGCGAGTAGCTTATGCAGGTTTAATGCGAAGAGGAGCAAGTTATAGCTATTTACGCTCTGTAATTCTAACTGGCGAGCCTAACACTCAACTTTACGCTGGGATTGTTGTATCAGACCAAAATAAGGTTCGCTGGGTGCTAACAACCGATATTCAATTAGATAGCAACGGTTCAGGCCGAGCAGACTTTAGAAGTGAGCAATTAGGCAGTTTTAACCTTGCTAAAAACACAACCTTAACCATTGAGACGGTGACACTTGGACTAACTAATGCGGTCACTTTTGAAAATGCAGAAGTTGGTGCAGAAGAAGAAACCGACACGCAATTACGTGAACGTTTTTTATTCAGCCGAACAAAGAATGCGCAGAATTCGGCAGAAGCAATCACTGCGAAAATAGCAGCATTGCCAGATGTAAAACAGGTTCGAGTGCTTGAGAATAATACCGCTCAACGTGATGCGTTAGGTGTAGAACCTCACTCAATTGATGTGATTGTTTACGGGGGTAATGATGAGGAAATCGCTAATGTAATCTATCAAAATAAAGGGGCTGGAGTTGGGTTACAGGGTAACACGTTAACAAACCTTAAAAAGGACGGAGAAACGAGACCAATTAGATTTGACAAGGTTTCATTGGTTGACATTCAAGTATCAATGCGATGCGTTCGCTATGAAGATTTTACAGAAATTGATAAAAACCAAATTAAAAAACTCTTAGCTAATCAGATTTTCAAAATTGGTCAAACGGTTTCTTTATCTCGCCTATATTCACCAATTAACCAAGTAGGTGGATTCTGGGTTAAAGAGCTTAAAATCGCACGAAAAGGACAGCAATTAAAAGCCGAGAACGTGGCGTTACAACCAAGAGAGTTAGCGAGAATAATGGAAAGCGACATCGCAATAGAGGTGGAATAATGGCTTATTCAGATTTGCTTATCTGGCAGTATCAAGGAAAGCCTAAAGCACTGTCAACAGTAAAAATGTTAGAGGTTGAATTCTCGCAATGCTTTATTGATTTATATCAACTTCAAGATGTTTTAAATATCGAAACCGCAACAGGCGACCAATTAGATTTGGTTGGGAAACATGTTGGGCAGTCGAGAATTGTTAATGGTTATACATTAAGACAATTCTTTGGGTTTAAAGATGCAAAAAATGCTCTTGGATTTAGCAAAAAGTTTAATGGCGGTGGTCAATGGTACAGGTTAAGAGACCCGTTAGCTGATTCTGTCAGATTATCTGACGAGGATTACCGATTCTTAATAAAGTGCAGAATCATTAAAAATTATCAAGTCGGCACGATTCCAAACATTATTGAGGCGTGCCGATTTGTTTTTGGTGATGGATGCACAGTAAAAGACAATTTAAATATGACGATTACCGTTTCGATTGTTGGCAGATATTTAACTCAGTTCGCAAGATATGCAGTAGAGAATCTTGACATCCTGCCAAGACAAGCAGGCGCTAAAATTATTTTTGAAATTAAATAGAGGATTTTATGGCGATACATAACAAACCCGATGAAAACATATTCGCATCGAGCGCTAAACAAGGCGAAGTGAGTAACTTCCCTGATATTGGCAGAGGGTGGGGCGTTTCATTCGATCAAACAGGTGGAATTCCCCCGATGGAATGGTTCAATTTTCTCTTTAAGAGAACTGATGAGAAGTTCGGATATTTATTGCAGCGTGGATTGCCTGAGTGGTCAGAAACGCAGGAATACCCTATTGGTGCATTGGTTCAGTATAAGAACCTTACATACAAAGCTAAGAGAGCAAATACAAATAAAAACCCAGAACAAGCCGATTCTTTAGACTGGCAGCGATGGGGGTTTACGAAAGCTGAGCTTGGAGTTGCGACATTGACATCAAGTGGCGTAACGAAACTTTTAACCTCGGTTACCAGTAATGATGAATCCATGGCTGCAACTCCAAAGGCTGTAAAAGTAGCTTACGATAAAGGCGTGGAAGCAAAAACGGCAGCGGACAATGCACAGCGTTCTGCGGATAATGCCAACACAAATGCAAACGGTAGAGTTTCTAAAAATGGCGACACAATGAGCGGTCCGCTGATTGTGCCTAGAGTTTCTACAGGAAGCGTAGAATCGTCAGGTTATTTAAATGTTAGTTCAAATAATGGGGTTGTTTTTTATAATAAAGGGAATTCTGCATATACAGCCATCTTGTCAGAAAACGGGCTAGACATAAAAAAAGCTGTCATGTCACATGAGGGATTGAAGTCCGATCATCTTGGGTACGGTGGTTATGGCTCGCAATATAATTACTCAGCGCCATTTGAAGTTATTGAGGCAGCCGCCAATAGCGTTGGCACATTTTACCCTTTCATTAAAGGGAAAGTGATGAGTAGAGGTAATAGCGGTGCTGCTTTTTCGCTTGGTTACACGACAAAACAAACTGGCTACAACGAGTACGGCAATTTCGGACGAGGCGTAATTAATCTAGTAGAGGATAATGGCAGTTTCAAAAATTGGGAATTTGAACACACAGGAGTTTTTCGTTCAGCGG